GCGCAAGTGGTGCTTCGACGCTCTGGTAGCCAAGGATGGTTACTTCCTCGACGAACGATATTTCATGTACTGCTGCGACTGCGACCTGAAGCTACGGCTTCATGCCTGCGGGATTCGCGGCATCCAGCTGGACATCCAGTATGGACATTATGGGTCTGGATGTTGGCGACTGGCGCCGCCGGAAATAAGCAGGAGCATCACGGACCGGGCGGATGAGGACAGAGCCAGGTTCGTGGAGAAGTGGGGATTCCCGATTGGGTCGCCGGAGCACGTGGCCGCTGACCAGGATATTAACTTTGTAGGATGAAGTCTTAGAAAGGAGACATTTATCATGGGAGACACACACTTAGAACTAGGAAGCTGGACGCCAGTAGATAGCGGTGGGGGAACAGTAACCTGTGCCGACGCTGCACTGGCTCCTGTGTATGGAGAAGGGAAAGGGAAGCCTGTTCTCAGAGACTGGCACCCCACCACCATCCCCGACTACGAATCACCCTTCCGCCTCGCCTACTGTCTGCCCCAGCGCAAGTACACCCTCTTCCGGCACGGCGAGGTCCGCAACCTCCCTTGCTGCATCTCCCTCGATGAAGTCCGCCTCGGTTGTACCTACATCGACAACTCAGCCATTCGCGAGATGTACTGGTGGTCGAACGCCTCCCCCGGCTGGCTACGATGGATTGTCCGAGTGTGGGATGGGTGGAAAAGGAGACCACAATGAACAGCCTGAACGACCTCGCTCTTATCGCCATTGGCATCGGCTTCGGCCTCTGTCTTGCCGCCGTCGCCGGAATGGTCTACGTTCTGGAACGTGCTGCCCAGCGAATGTCCCGGTCAGCCGAGCGGATGATTGCCCTGGCGCAGCACAGCGAAGGGGTAATCGACCGTCTGCGTTCCGACATGATAAACGCGCTTTCCCGGCTGGATGCCGAGCGCCTCTACTCCGCTTCCATCAATCTCCAGCGCCTCGTCAAGTCTCTGGCCATCCAGGTCGACACGATGCAGCGCGCTCTCTTCACTCAGCCTCCTGCCCCCGCGCTTGACTTCACTCCGGCTGGCATGGGGCTGGACGAGGAAGCCGAGGACGACGCGAGGATGCTGGCAGACCGTGCGCGCTGGCAGTCAGCTGGTCAGCCTCAACCTGCCAAACAGTCTCCCCTCGACCCGCTGGCTGACCCTCTGGCTGGTCTGACTGAAGAGGAGAAGCGGATTCGCGTCCACCAGTTCTTCGAGCGAAGGCGACAGGAACAGGCAGCAGCGGCGACCGGCGCGACTGGTGGTGCGACTATTGGTAGTTATGCAGCAGGTAATCCCTATCCTCCCGGCTTCGTCCCCCCCTCAACCCCACCGGCTGCAGGCGCTGGCATCTACTCATCCCTCCTCGACGAAGCCGTCAGAGGCCCGCAGCCTTCCACACAGCCGCCGGCTGATTTCTCTGGTCTGGAGCCGGAAGCCGGAGTAGAATTGGATGACAAAGGAGAGTTGGGATAGATGGCCTCGGCGGTGCAGACAGAGAAGCAGCAGACAGGGATAGCGAACGCGAGAGTAGCAGACGCGGAGACAGTAGACGCGGGAAAGAAGCGCCGGCGCCGTCCCACTCTCGAAGCCGTTAGATTCCCTCCCTTCCTTACCCCTGCCTCTCCTCCTGTCTCCTCCTCCTCCCTCCCCCGTTCCCTCGCCGAGCCTTCCTTCCTTGACTACTGCCGCTACTGGGCCAACCGCGCGGGCAAGCCAGTCGCCGAAATCGCTAAGGAGGGGAAGGTAAGCGAGGAAGCCATCAACGTCTCCCTGCAGCGCGTTCTCAGCGACAACGAGCGCTACTCTCCCCTGAGCACGGGAATCGAAACGCGCCGACTCTACATTCGCTCCCTCCCTCAAATCCAATCCGCCGTCGCCGAAGCCCTGAACGCGACCCGTCTCGAAGGCAAGGAAGTCATTATCTTCAACCGGGAAACCGGCAAAGCCGAGATAACAAAGGAACCTGTCGAGCGTCCTGACCACGACATCCGTCTGCGTGCCATCGACGGCGTGCGAACTCTCCTGTCCGTCGTTCAGCCGCGCGACCCGGCCGTCCAGATTACGACCAACGCGCAGACCAACATTCTGAATCAGGCGGCCTTGCCAGCAGGGACGGGACAGGGAGGGCTGACGAGTCCTGAAGCGGTGATCCGGCAAATAGTCAGCCAGCGCCAGCATACCTTGACTAGCGGAGCGTCGGCTGGTCAGCCATTAACCATCGAATCAACCAAGGAGGACAAGGAGGAAGCAATGCCGCGAGTACGCGCAGGTGAATTGGACGAGGATGAACTGGTGGAGGAAGTGGAGCCGGATGAGGAAGATACTAAAGGCATGGATGACGATGATGATGCCGAGTCCATGCTCGCCGATGAAGAGGACGAAGACGAGGAGGACACACCATGAGTAAAACGATCACAGGCAAACGAATCAAGATCGAATTGGAGTTCTATTGGCGTGGTAAGAGGAAAATTCCTTCGGTGAACTTTACAGAAGGGAAACGCGATCAAGGAATTCCCTTTACTGGTCACACGGATATTAAGGGAACCCCAAAGGGTGACGCATTCGGTGCGTTCAACAAAGCCGCTCATGATTTTTGCAAGCAACTTGTGGACTCAGGTGAATTGGGCTGACGGCGACGAAGAGGACTCCGATGCAGACTGACAAGACCGATAGCATCGTAGAGCTGGCCGCTAAACTCGCGGCGAAGGCCGACAGTATCGACCAAGTTCTGATCCTCTATCGGTCAAAGCAGGTTGACGACGAGGAGGACTTTCAAGGCTCAATGGATAATGAACTGACCCTTGCGGAATCCTTGTGGCTGGTCGAGGGATTCCGGTTCTGGTTGCAGGCGGGAGCGCTTGGGCTATTGAAGAAGGAGTAAACTTCTCTCATGCGCCTTCATCGTGCAGACCCGTACCTGAACGACGCTATTGAAGCCCTCGATCAGCGTCTTCACCAAGCCCGTCGCACTCTTCCCAAGGCCACTCCCGAAGACCAGCGTATTCTTGCATGGTCCCTTCTCTCTTCTGTAGAACACCAGTTCGTGCAGGATGAGATTACGCGCTGTATCAGCAACCGAGTTTACTATCTGCAGAACTACCATACCATCCAGCCTGAAGTCGGCATCCTGACTTGCGTTCATCCCTTTCGTGACCATCAGACTATGGTGGATGATGTTCTGACTAAACTTCTCGCAGAAGACGGTCAGGCCCGCATTATTATCCTCAAGGAACGGCAGTCGGGCATGACTGAATACTGCAACGGGGTCATTTGCTGGCGCACCTTCTTCCTTCCTCACGCCTACACCATCTCCGTCGCGCAAGACCCATCCCAAGGTGCGTTCATGCAGCGCAAGATCAACTTGGCTTATTCGCACCTGCCTTGGTGGATTCAACCGGAACGTCTCTATTTTACCAAGGGTGAGTACATCGAACTTGGACGGAAAGATGCACTGCGGTCGGTGGACCCTGGCCTCGGCTCCGTCTTCGTAACGACTCATGCGATGCGCACTACTGGTGTTGCTATTGGCCGTACCGTCCGCACGATGCACGGCTCGGAAGTCTCGCGCTGGCCGGACGGCGAGGTCTATACGGGCGACATTGAGCCGTCCATGAACGCGCCGGACACTATTGCCTTTATGGAATCAACTGCCTGGGGGAATGAAGGATTCTTCTACAACCTGTGGGAAGAGGCGATGGCGGGAGATTCGGACTGGACGCCAGTCTTCCTTGCTGCTTACCAAGATACGCGCCGCCGCCGCCCGGTTAAACATTCCGAGGAGCCTTTTACTCTTACCCCTGCTGAACAGTCCTTTACCGAGAAAGTCAAGCGCGAGGAAGGTTACGATATTCCCCGTGAGTTCTGGAACTGGAGGAGGCGCGGTCTGAAACGGTCTATAGCGCGAACCGGATTCGTCTACGCGCACATGGAGTCCTACCCTATTACCCCCCAAGAAGCATACCAGTCCTCCGGCCAAGGCGCCTTCCCCCGACACAAACTCGACGAGCAGCAGCAGAAGAACGTCTGCAAGCCGGAATGGGTCGGCGAGATCCTCTTCCAAGGCCGGGGCGCGGTGCCGAAAATCCTGCTCAACCACATGATTGATCCGGCGACTGGAAAGTATCGCACGGACGTTGCCTTGGAGAAGAGGGAACTGACTAACCGGCTTTATCTCTGGGAGCAGCCCGACCCTACGGCGCAATACTACGTGGGATGTCTGCCTGATGGCGAGCTGGTAAGAACGGCTAATGGGCATAAACCAATCGAGGAGGTTGAGGATGATGATTTGCTGTTGGACAAGGAAGGGCAATTCGTTAAGGTTGAGGAACGGATGCGACGGCGTTATGTTGGCGACATTTTATCCATCCGCCCTTATGGGGCTATTCTGCCAACACGTTTAACACCGGAGCATCCTGTTTTTGTATGCGACCCCCATGATGAAAACTCTGGGCGGTGGATAAAAGCAGGGGAAGTGATAGAGGGGGATTGGATGAGGCTTCCAGTGCCACGGCGTAGGCCAATGGGGGGAAGAGAACTTATGGACAAATGGCCTGAAGACGCGGTGCGAATTGATTTTAGAGTTGACCCTGCAATTCTCTGGAACGTGGACTTTTGGTGGCTGGTAGGTATCTGGCTGGGAGATGGATGGGCTAGAGAGAAAGACAGGATGGCATCTATCAGTATTGCTCTTAATCTTAAAAAGGAGATGCACATAGCCGAGAAGGTTAGAAGCGTGGTTCAGAGGCTTACTGGCAGAACTCCTCGCTTTCGGGAGAAGCCTTATGAGGGCTGTATTGAAGTTAGTTGGGATTCTGTGCAATGGGCTAGATTTTTGACAGAGAATTTTGGCAAGTACGCTGGAGGAAAGAGGGTTGCAGAATGGGTACATCGTTTGCCAAAGGATCATCGACTGGCTCTGCTGCAAGGATATTTTGATTCCGATGGGGGCATGGTTAACTGCGTAAGCAAAGACCCGAAACGAAAGTCATATCAGGCGATGGGCTTCACGTCCATCTCTTATGATCTTATGGCGGGTATGCAAGATTTGCTTTTTGGCGTTGGTTGTAATGGTGCTGGAAACATTCTGCGGGAGGAGGGGATTACCATTTTCAACGGGAAACCCCATAAAACAAAAAGAACATATCAGATTCGGCTGAACTCAGCTCATGCAAAGAACCTGCTCGATTTATGGGAAGGCAATGAATACTCTCGAATTAATAGAAATGCCTGCGATAGATACACGCATAATACAGGAAGGTTTATTTATAGCCGTGTCCAGAAGATAGTAAGAGAACATTACGATGGATATGTCAACAATTTTGAGACGGAAACACATTCTTACTGTGCTGGCCTGATTTCCACCCATAATTGTGACGTAGGCGACGGCATCCTCGGCGGCGACTTCTCCGTCATTGAAATCTTCAAAGCTGGCTACATGATGGAGCCGGACGTACAGGTCGGCGAGTGGGTCGGCTATGAGGCTCCTCTGGCCTTCAGCAAGATTATCTATGCACTGGGATTCTGGTTCAATCAATCCGAAGTGGCTGTCGAATATGCGCGCGAGGGGATGGCCTGCGCCAATGCGCTGACCCTCGATCTGGAATATCCCAAGCTCTACCGCCCGCGCCGCCCGGACAAGGCAATCGGCAGCCAGCTTACAACCTGGTTCCACTGGATGACAACCTCGAAGACTAAGCCCTACCTGCTGACGCGCATGACTGAATCGCTTTTGGAAGACAGCATCGTAATCCGCAGCCAGTACCTTCTTGACGAACTGCGCCGCTGCATCAAGGACGGGACTTCCTTCGCCGGGCTGGGCGGACACGATGACGCTGCCGTCGCGACCTGCATCGCGCATTATTGTCTGCGCGAGACGATGCCGGAACTGCGCCGGGCGGCGGCGGATTCTGCTCCCTCTTCCTCTTCCCTCGTTCGCGCTCTCCATCCCCCCGTCGGCGCGGTCCTCTACGGCGTCTACGATCCACTGTTCCGGCTGCGCCACCAGCGTCGCACCCTGACCGAGGCCGAGCAGGACTGTGCGCAGAATCCAGGCTGGCTGATCCGTCCGATCAGAGTCAGCAAGGCTAACACCGCCTTCTCCGTCATCCATCATGGCCGCGGTCTGGAGAACGAACTCTACGCCGGAGGAATGGCCGACCGGGAGATTACTCCGGCCATCGTTACCCAATTCGCTGCGGCTACTGGTCGGCTGGAAGGGATGTTCAATCGGGGAGGATCGTTCGGCGCGGCCAGCCCGGGAGCGGACGCGGCGCAATGGGATTCCAGTCTGGGCGATTTGGGAAGCGGGGATTTAGGTGATTGGAGCGAGATGTTTTAGTCGTATAATTCTGACAGCCCAAGGAGCGTTCTCTCATGTCGTCTCAATCAGGTCTGACCGGGTACTGGTGCCCATCTTGCGACCGTGCAGGCACCCCCGCTCGTCTCGTTCGCAAAATGGCCGCCAAGCAGGAAGGGATGTTGATGGAGTGCCAGTCCTGCAAGCGGGTGTACTCTTACGATTCGCTGATGCGGCTGCGTCCGCGCATGGACAAGGTTGAGTTCGTCGAGAAGCAGCCAGCCGGGACGCAGACCCTCCCTCTCTGGCTCCATCCTGAAGTCATTGCGGCTCTCCAGTCCAAATTCCCTTCCAACCTGCTGACCACTCTTCATTCCGCTGTCACGGCACTGGCCGACCCGGACGCCGTTCTGATTGAAGGCGACTACGCGCGCGAGATGGCCAGTATCGGGGTCAGGAAGGGCCGAGAAGTCCTCGCCCTCGCCAAGGAAGTCAAGGAACTGCGCGAACAGAACGCGGCGATGAGACTGAAGGAGGAGACCTTGCGGCAATTCTTCGGGGGGTTGGGGATGGCAATGCCGCAGTTGGTCAGCCAGCCCGGCCAGTCAGCCAGCCCGTCTGAACCCTCCGCCGACAACCTGGCCCCTCCCGTGGACGCACAGGGGAATGTTATCGCGCCACCTCATGCCCAGTTCGCGCAACTTCGAGAAGACGGCAGCGGCCTCCTTGTCCCGGCGGACGGGTCGGACCCGATGGCCAGTCCGGCCGGCCAGTTCTCCTTCCCGGCTGGTGCGGCTCCGGCAGCGGACAGTCGACCGGCGTTCGTGACGACGAACTTGCCGGCGAACTTGCGCTGACTTGGCTAACTCGACTGATTCTCCTTCCCTTACCGTTCCCCCTGCTCTATACTGCCGCCGATGGCCACGCAGCCCACCTCGCTCTCCCCTACCAACCGGCCACCTCTTCGCCCTTCTGTCCCTTCCTACTCAGGCCGACCGGACATCCCCCTCCCTTGGGAGCGACTCGAAGCCGACGTAATCGCATGGGCCGACCGCGCCTACTCTCAGGCCCGTGAGCGCGCGGCCTCCTCTCCCACCTCCTCTCTCATCCCGCGCATCATTCAATATCTCTCCGGCAGCCAGTGGCCGGCGCGTCCTACCGCCTACGGCAACTCCCGCCCCGTGACCAACCGGATGTTCCGGCAATACTGGGAGCTGGTCTCCCTCCTGACCGACGGCAAGCCCGAACCCCAAATCAAATGCTGGGACACCGAGGACGGTTACTCCGAAACGCAGCGCCTTATTGCCGACCTGCTCGAACCCTGGGCCATGAACCCTTCCTATCACGACGCCTCCCAAGACATCGTTGGCTTCGGACTTCTGGCCTACGGCGTCGGCAAGGTCCAGTGGAACCGGCACCTCTCCGGCGGCCTCGGCGACACGGAGCTTCTCTCGATCAACCCGCTGCGATTCTATAAACTTGGTGCCGACGGTCCTTCTACTCCGATCCCCGAATGCGAATGCCTGATCGAGTGCCGGAACGTGACCATCGAATCGCTGGTCCGGCGCTATGGCGAAGTCGCCCGGCTCATCAAGCCCGATGCCGACCTGTCTTCCTCTTCCCTCCGCCCGATGCGGCCCAGCGGCGTCTCCTCGGAGCAGTGGGGAAAATACTCTCCCCAAATGCAGTCAGTCATCTCGCAGGTCGCCGGATCGAAAGGAATGTCCAGCCAGTCCGACCTTCTCTACCCTACTGTCGATGAGCGAATCTACTGGCTACGAGATCCTGCTATCAACGCAACCTCCCGCACCGTCCGCGTCGGCGCCACCGTCCGCAGCAAATCTGGTGAAGTCGGCTACGCCAACTGGTCCTACCTCGTGGAACCTGGCTGTCCTCTCTTCCCTCGTGGTCGGGCCTTTTCCGTGGCTGGTGGTCGCGTGATGGAAGACACCTGCAATCCTTACTTCCATAATCTCGGTCCCGGTCCCTACGTCGAGTTCCTCCCGCTCCGTACCCCCTGGCAATCCCCCTCCTCGATGTCGCTGACCGGCAACCTGATCGGTCCGCAGGACATCCTGAACCGCCTGATGGCCGGGATGTTGGAAACCATCAAGGCTGGCCTGATTCCTACGATCATTACCCCGACCGACGCGATCAGCCGAGCTGACTTGGACAATCTCTACACCACGATC